CTGGATCTGCTTGGAAGACGTTCGTACTTCGGCGTTCCCGATTGACGATGTCAACAACTACATCAAGATCCTTGCCGACAACGTCAATAAAGAGTGGGTTGAGCGTTATGACAACGACTACTACGCAGCCGTGACGAAAGTCTCTGTGGAACCTGGCCTTGCCGAGTCCACGGGATCGACTTTTGGTTCGCTGCCGAACCCGACCTCCGTCCTCACGGTTGGCGTCCTTCGCGAACTCTATGATCGTCTCTACCAGAACAACGCTGGTGATGACGGTGATGCGGTGACCGATGACGGCTCGCCTGTGTTCAACGTGTTTGCCGAACGCGCCACGATTGAGAACCTGATCAAACTCAACGAAGATGTCCGTCAGGATATCCGCTGGAGTGATCGCGTTAACGATCTGCTTGGTGCTAATGGCTCCTCGCTCCTGCCCCGTAAGGCTTACGGTGGATTTGTGTTCCATAGCCGCCCGTTCCCGAAGCGTTTCAACGACAACGGATCTGGTGGTTATACCGAAGTTGCTCCTTACGTCTCCACGACTGGCGCGACCAAGGGCACGAAGTTCATCATCAACCCCGCCTACAAGGCTGCGAAATACACCTCCACGGTTGTTTTCCATCCGAAGGCCGTTGAGTGGCTGGTTCCGAATCCTAACCTGAAAGTTGGAAAACTCGTTTACGATGCCCAAAACTATCGTGGCGATTTCCGCTGGATCAACGAGTTCGACCGCAATTGTAACCCTGACAAAAACAGCGGTTACTGGCGGGCGAAGATGGCGTGTGCCGCGAAACAGGTGTTCCCTGAATTCGGCTATTACCTGATTCATCTCCGTTGTAACCTCGCTAATGACTTGGTTGCATGCTCTTCGGGCAGTGGGTACGGGTACCTTAGTTGACCAATTCGGGTTAAATAAAGATTGACTCACTAGAGGGGGTGGCGTAAGCTGCCCCCTCTTTATGTTTAAATATATTCAATTAACCAAAGGACTATGGGCATTGGTTAACGATGCCGACTACGAGAAATTCAATCAATTTAATTGGTGTGCCCACCCTAATGGACATGGCAAAAAATTTTATGCCGTCCGAAGGTCAAAAACAGATGGAAAATCTAGGGAGATTTACTTGCACCGAGAAATAATGGAAGCCCCACACGGAATGTTTGTTGACCATATTAACGGCGATACGCTTGATTGCCGCAGGGAAAATATGCGTTTAGTAACCATGTCCCAAAACGCAATGAACAGGAGGCTAAGAAGTGATAATAAACTTGGCGCTGTTGGCGTTTCTCAGCTTAAAGACGGAAGATATTTTGCTTACATTTCAATTAACGGAAAGCGCACAAAGCTTGGGAAGTTCGCCACACTTGAAGAGGCAAAAGCCGCCAGAGAGGCGGCAGAGGCCCAACACTATGGCGAATATGCCAGATCTAAGGATCTTCTGGTTGAGCAACTTCCAGAGGCCAAGCCCGAAGATAAACCATTCCAGCTTTACAGGAAAAGGGTCAATAATAAGAGTGGAAAAACTGGAGTATCATATTTTCGTCCCATGAAGGCATGGAGAGCGAGAATTGTGTTGCAATACAAAGAAAAGACGCTAGGATACTTCAAGACATACGAGGAGGCTTGTGCGGCCCGCGAAAATGCAGAACGCCAATACTTTCCGCAATACTTTAAACAAAACTAATATTATGAAGATTCCGATCCCAGAAAATTACACGCTCCCCGCCGAAACAGAGGATGGGCAATCCTTTGAAGAACTCGTTACCTTCCGTGTTGAAGGCGACTCGCTTGTTCCGACCATGATTGCTGGCGTCGAGATTGCGGCTGAAGAGGCCGAAGACGAAGACGAGATGGAGGACGAGGCTGCTGACGAAATGGAAGCGGGCGTGTCCCCAATGGCTGGCATGGGTGAGCGTATCATGGGCATGGCTTAAGCTGGTAGGGTTCCATAGACTATGGCCCTTCCAACTTTAAATGCTACCTTCGCTTCGGCGGCGGATCTGCCCCGAAGGATGATGCTTGCCAAGTGGCTTGTTGAAGAACTTGGAGAAACACAGGCTCCTTCTTCTGTTTTGGTTTCGGGGGCTGGCACTACCACATCTAATGGTATCTATACATTTTATGGCCAAGGAAACGGGAAAAATGAATACATTTATGGGGAAAATTCCATTTATTGGCAGGATATTAATTGGTCTTTATATGATGATTCTTTAGGCCAGATTTCATATGTGCTTCAAGAAGACGTTCAATTTCCTTGGCTTGGATCTTGGACTGATGATAATGGAATCGCACCATTTCCAACTGTCACCGAGATCCCCGCAGTAAATCCTATAGCCAACTACGTCAGCCTCCCAGAACGCTATCTCTGGGCCAAGATTGCCGTAGCCGCAGGAGGCCCCAAGACCGAAGCAGACTACATCTCTCTTCCTAAACAATATGTATGGAAGGCTATCTATGATGCTGTTTCGGGGTCGAGCGCGGGCACTACGGACTGGAGTGAGAAACAAGCTTTGGGGCATATTGCCGCCGCCTATCGCGGAGATACGGCCAATCCCGCAAACCTAGCCACCTATATCAACTGGCCTTGGCGCTATCAAGTAGCCTCCATCATTACCAGCCTAGCCACACCAACAACCTTTAACGCCGTCATTGTTTCGGGGGCTGGGTCGAGCGGGGTTAATGGAATTTATCAATTTACAGGAAATGTATTCAATGGAAAGAATAGTTATGCTGATGATCAAGGAAACACAATTGCTTGGTATTCTTTTTGGAATATTTATTCCGCAGAAATAGGGGACGATGCTTATCTATCTTATTCAGATACAGAATTTCCATGGCAAGCCACTGGATGGGAAATTATTAATGGATCAAATCCAGTTCCGACTTTAACCCCAACCAACGTGTAGCACTATGAGCGTAGAAGAAATACCAAGACGTAGGGGGATGGAGCGAGGAGTGAAGCTTACGATGAGCGAGTTGATTGCGGGCATTGCTCTGATGGTCACTTTGTTTTCGGCCCTCAATGGATGGGTAGTTCTCCCAGAACAAATGCGGTCTATCCAAGCCAATGATGCTAAGCAGGATGCGCGGATTGAGATGATTAATAAGGAAAACCAAGAGAGATCTGAGACCTTGGCCCGAATTGACGAGCGCACAAAAAGAATCGAAGATTACTTGAAATCCAAGGGATTCTAGTCTAGCTTTAAGCCTATGAAATCATTCTTTGCCAAAATCTGGGGGATTACCTCAAATGTCTTCAACTTCTTCCTTCCTGTGCTTCGGGAAATTGCCTCCTCTTCGGTAGCAGTCCTTCTCCCAATTGCCTTGGAGATTGTCCAGTCGCTGGCCTCTACCGACAAGACGGGAGCCGAAAAACGCGAAACCGCAGTCAAAAAACTCACTGCTGCTGCTAAAAAGCAGGGCGTCAGTGCCTCTGAATCTCTGATTCGTTTTACTGTTGAATCGGCGGTTCAACGCTACAAGCTGGAGCAATAACCAAATGAAAGATAAAATCCTCGCATTTCTAGTTAGCAAGCTGGGCGGAGTTATCACCCCCCTCATTGCCATGGTGGTTGCCGCTATTGTCTCTCGCCTTGCTATGGTTGATCCCAAGTTGGCGGAGTCCGTTGATCAGGTCAGCCTTACTGGCTTCATTGTGGCTCTGCTTATTTCTATCGTTAACTACGTTACAAACGAAGTGAACGTCAGGGGCGTCAAGAAGATCCAAGCCTTGGTTCATACTGACGAGGATGGGGTGGCTGGGCCGATTACCTACACAGAGGTTCGTCGGGCTATCGCCATCAAAAAGCCTGTTCGCCGCAAGAAGAAATGAGATTATCCCATGAAACCCTCAAAGCAATACTCGTCCCAAGTCCCCCTAAAGAAGATCGCAGAAGTTTCCTTGTCCGTCTATTCAGTTCCCTCAAAGTTGGAATCCAAATCAAGCGGGGCCATGATGGAAAGGTTGCCAAGTCCTACCGAATCGGAGGTAGAGCGGATTTCTAGGAATTGGGATATTGGGCGGCGTAAGTGTTGCTGGTAACCTGATGGGGTCTACCCATGTGGAAATCAATCCTGAAACTACTTGGGCTAGAGTCAAAAAGTGGCCCAGTGCCGTCCTTGCCGAATTCGCCATCCGCATCCAAGCCGAACTCCATGACAGAGCCGAATCCCGAAAAGAAAGCCTATCGGGAGACCAAGGTAACAACCCCGAACAAAAGCCGAAAGCCCATAAAGCCACAGGCCATCGTTCTCCACCACAGCGGGGGAACTTACGCAGGGGGAGTAAGCTGGATCAAAAACCCCGCAAGTAAGGTCTCCTACCATTGTTTAATTGCGCGAGATGGTCGCAGGACGGTCTTTGGTAACGACACAGATCGGATGTGGCATGCAGGGGTCAGCAGCTACAAAGGGAAGAAAGACGCCAATAGCTGGTCAATCGGGGTGAGCTTTGAGGGGGACAGCTACAAGGAACCTTTAAGTGATGACATGATTGAGAGTGCTATTGAGTACATCAAGCCAAGGATGGAAAAGTGGGGAATAGGACTAGACATGGTGTTGGATCATCGTATCATTTCCTCACCAAGGAAGAACGACCTCAATCCCGAAGAATACCGAAAATTTATCACCCGTCTTAAAAAAGCAGTAAAATGAGCAAGCCGTTGAAGCCCAAGAAGAAAAGCTACCCAAAAAAGCCCGAAGTCAGATCCTGCTACTATTGCGGGTCAGAAAAGATTGAACGCCTGTCAGTGGGTAATGTCAATATCCTCCGATGCAAGAATTGCGGAGAAACCCAAGACTAGACCCATGGCCTCTCACGACAAGAGACTCCAGAACGTATTGGACAAACTATGTCGCGATTTGGTTGAATATTTTGATTCGGGCTTTGTCGTTGCCACTTTTCAGGATGGCCCCGAAACCAAAAACGCTTTCCTCAAATTCGGAAATGATTACGCCATCGAAGGCATTGTATCCAATATCCATGACATCCTCTACGGGCAAGAAGAGGACGAGGACGGGGATGACGATTTAGATGACGGGGATCTGAAGAAGATCATCAAAGACTCTTAACAACCACACAAACACAACACATGACTACAGTATACATCTGTGGGCCTATGCGCTCGCATCCAAACCTTAATCATCCTGCATTCTTTGAGGCCGAAGAGACCCTGCTGAAAGCGGGGCACAAGGTTATCAACCCTGCAAGGATGGATCAGGAGCTAGGGCTAGATCCCCACAATTCCCAAATGGACAGCAAGTTCATTGAGGACTGTGCCCGAAGGGACATTGATGCAGTCTTTGAATGCGACGAGTTGGTTCTTCTTCCCAAGTGGGAAAAATCCAAGGGAGCCAGAGCGGAGGTCGCCGTGGCCCAATGGCTAGAAAAACCCTTGCGTCTCTACCCATCTATGGTTAGATTAGACAAAGAAGATGTGTGCGACATTGCCAAGCGTCTTACTTCCTATGATCGCCAGACCGACTACGGAAGCCCGATTGAAGACTTTACCAAACAGGCCAAGATGTGGGGAGCCATCCTTGGAACCAATGTGACCCCGCAACAAATCGCCATGTGCATGATTGCGGTCAAGCTTTCCAGACTCACCAACTCACCCCGTCATCGCGACAGCGTGGCCGATATCTGTGGCTACGCACGGTGTTTAGATCTTTGCAACCAAGCAACCTCTTTATGAAAAAAATAGCAGTCCTCTCGGACTTCCACTGTGGCCACAAAGTAGGGTTAACCCCAAAAGGCTACCTCCCAGAAGAACCAGCCGAAGAGCGGTCACGTTGGGTTAATGCCAATAAAGCCTACTACAACTGGTATAGCCAGAATATCCGCAAAAACGGCCCCTACGATATCATCTTTATCAACGGGGATCTTGTGGACGGCACAGGCAAGAAGTCGGGGGGAACAGAGCAGATCACTACCGATATGGAGGAGCAGTGTGATATGGCGGTAAAAATCATCCGCGAAATCCCGAAATCCAAAAACTGCAAAATTGTTATCACTAGGGGAACTCCCTACCATACAGGGGATTCGGAAGACTGGGAGAACATTATTGCAGAACGTGTAGACGCCGCAATTGGAGAGCATGAGTGGGTGGATGTGGAAGGAGTTGTCTTTGATCTTAAGCACCATCCAGCGGGCTCCAGCGGCATTCCCCATGGTCGGCATAGCGGAGTGGCTAGAGATCGCCTCTGGAACCTCATATGGTCTGAAAAAGAGCTACAGCCCAAGGGGGATGTCTTTATCCGCTCCCATGTCCATTACCACAACTTTGCAGGAGGCCCAGACTGGCTGGCCATCACCACACCAGCCCTACAGGGGTTTGGTTCCCGTTTCGGGGCTAGACGATGCACTGGTATCGTGGACTTTGGATTCTTGATTTTTACAGTCAACAAAGGAACATACACATGGCAACCCATTATAGCAAAACTAGAGGAGCAAAAAGCTCCAATGATAAAATTGTAGTCCCGTCTTGGGATAGCATGTGGGAGTCGTTTGACAACCACAATCAGAAGACCACCGTTGAGGCAATGAACGCCGAAGGATGGAGAACAATCGATCAGGTCACACAAAAGACAGGTCTATCAAGCCCACGAATCTACAACATGGTTCGCGAGGGAAAGTTTGAGACCGTTAAGAAGAAGGTTTTTTACGGAGGAAAAACCAGAGATATTAAGTTTGTTAGGCCCAAATGTTAGCTCAAATCAAACAACTTAAAGTTAACATCGATGACCGTGGATGCTTAACGGAAATATTCCGATTAACCGATGATTCTCACGGATTTGGTCAAGCCTATGTCACAACCTGTACACAAGGAGTTATTAAGGCTTGGCACCGCCATAAAAAACAGGTGGATCGCTGGTATTGTGTAAGTGGAGCGGCAAGGCTTGGTCTATACAATAGTGAATCGGGAGTTAGTCAAACTATCATTCTGTCATCTTCTGTTCCCATGCTTGTGACAATTCCTGCTGGTATTTGGCATGGGTTTACTCCAGCTTGGGGATATCGTGAAGCAGCCATAATTAATATGCCATCTACTCCATACAATATTAAGAATCCCGATGAAGACAGGGTCGGCCCATATGCGTTCAATTATAACTGGAGTCCCGAATCACGATGATTGCTATAGCTACATACGCCACTAAAAAGTATTTCTATTGTTGGAAACAGGTATTGCGCCACATCACCGCAGCAGCCTCCCATCACAAAGAGGCGCACTTTATCTTGGCTACCGATACCAGCAAAGAGGCCAAAGAAGCCTTGGAAATAGCCCGCCATGAACTACCAGAAGGATGGAAGGTGGCATCCATCAATATGGAGGTTGATGACTCAGAAGGAGAAAAATACAAAGAGAAAAGCCAGATTCTAATTGCTGCTCTTCAGGGTGCTGCGTTCGGCCTTGCCCGTAAAATCAGGGCCACTTCTCTATGGAGCGTGGAAAGCGACATGCTGGTTAGCGCCGAAAGCCTGAGAGTGGCGGAGTGGGTGTTACAGATGCCACAGGCAGACGGAACTCCTTATTATGATGTGGCGGCGGTGACCTATCCCAATGGATTGTTCTTGGGGGGATTTGGAAGCCCGCAATCGGCCATTAATGAAGACTTTACCATGGAAGAGCGCAAGGTTCCCGAAAGATTAAAGAATGCATTCAAAGCCTGCGAAGCCCGACTCAAAGAATGCAAAGACAAAAAAGTGGCTGAGAAGGAAATGAAACGCATGGGCAGGCTGCGAGACCGAATCAAAAAATGTCCACCAGATGGTAATATATGGGAGATTACAGCAAAATATGGGTGGAGAAGGAGAGGGTGGATGGACTTTGCCTATCCAGCTATTGGAAGAGGATCGATTGTTCCATCTGATTGGTGCGGACTTGGATGCACTTTGCTGAGTCAGAAAGCTCTCTCTTTAGCCACATTTGAGGGCTATGATGGTCGGGGCACCCAAGACCTCTATCTCTGCTGGCATAGGTGGAATCCAGCAGGAATCCGCATTGCCTGTGTCCCCCATACAGTGTGCGACCATGTGAAGCGCAAACCGTCCGAAGCCCCAGAAGGCACTCCAGACATTATTCATTATAAGGCTCACCATGAGACACAAGGAGAATTTAGGGGCCATTTGCGGTATGATTCCAAGCCTTGGATTAGTTGTTAATCATCTACAATATTTATAAAAGACAGCGGAATTGGCCAAGCTTCTGTGGAAGATTCGCGTTGTTGATTAAGACGGGGGAATCCAATATTACCCCCGCCATGCCAATCTTCAAGAAATTTATACGCAGTAATTTCGGCTCCGTTGTTCCAAGAAATATTTTTCGGATGGCTTAAAAATTCTACTTCCTCTGATCCATGCTCATAATATTTTGTATAAAATCCATCAGCAAGTGTCGCTTCTCCTTTTTGCTTTCCCCCTAAAATATAATGTGATTCTGCAAATGTTTGCGGATTTGCTGATGATATTCTATAAAACGATGTTGACTGGCCAAATGTAGACAAAACTCCAGTTTCTATATTATTTCCAATGGTTGCGGTAAATCTTGATCCATAAAAGCTATATGTCGAATTACTAGATGACCTAGATCCAGTTAATGGTAACACAGCTTGATGTGTATGCTCCGCAAACCTTGGGGCGCGAATTGGCAAAGAATAGCTTCCACCCCCGTTGTCGGAGGAGTTTAATTTGCAGGCATATTCGACGCTATAATGTGTAGAAAGAAATTCAATAGGAAATCCTCTTATATAATCAAGACCCTTTCTTGTTATTTCTAAAAATTGTGGAAGCCTTTCTGTAAAAAGGCCAGATGCTGTTCCTATTGGGTGGTTTGGGTTTGAAAAAGATGAAGATGAAAGATAACCTCCAAATTCTATCAAATCTGTCCATTCTTGTGTTGTTAAAAAAGTTTTCGCAACTTTTGCTGGGTAAAAATTAATTGTTGTTATTTGTGTAACCCATCCTGTTGTTTCTAATGTTTCAAAAAAACCCTGATTAAATGGGGTGAATTCTCTTGTGAACGTCCTTGGAGCATTCGTTGTGTATCTTGTTTCTATCGAACCAGCATGGCTATTTCCACCAACAGAAACAACGGATGGAACAAATGGTGAATTTACACCTCCAAAAGTAGTTGCCCCAGACGTTCCTGTTGTTGATGATATTTTTTCTGTAGATGGATTTGAGTTGGCCAAGTCCCACTGTGTTATTTCATTTTCAATAATAGTGCTTGACGTTTTTGTATAGCCAGTTAGGTTAACAAACGATAAAATATCATATGTTTCTTCAACATTAACGTAGGTTGAAGCGTTGCCAAATGTAACTTCAGAAGTTGCTGGAGCTATGTTTCCGAATCTTGAGTACCTTCTTCTGGTTGTTTGTCCAAGAGTTAAAATTGTTTCAAAAGAAATCGTTTTCCATGTTGGAACATTGACCCAAGAATCAGAAAAAACCGTTGTTGTTGCGGTTCCTTGAGACCACGTTGTTAGCGTTGTAATTGAATTTGCTGTTGTAACCCTGTAATTGGTGTTTGTTGTTGTGGTATTTTTTCCAAGAATTGTTTCCGTTGTTAGTTCATAAGAAAATAATTCATGCGTAGATCTTGACCAATCAGTGTCTACTATTATATCAGAGCATGTTTCGTATCCAGCGGAATCAAAATCTCCGTCCACAATACCAGTATATTTTTCTCCACCAAAAGACACAGACTGTGTTCCGTTTGAATAATTTATAGTATGTGCAAAAGCTTGAATAAATGAAACGGTGTCTCCTATTGTTCCCTCACAGGCAAAACTAAAGTTTTCATCATCATATTTTGTGTGTCCTGAAAGAATTTCACTATTAAACCAATAGCTTTCTTTAAGATCATAAAAATTTCTTGTTATAGTTTCATAAAATGCCACCTCTGTTCCCGATGCCGTTGGAAACGCGCTGAATGTTGTTCTTGTTATTCCACCTTCGTTACTACCTCCAGCCTCTTGATATTCACCAAGAATGTCGCTTTTCTCAACAATCTCTTCCCAAGTTATCATTTGTTATCCGCTTATTTTTACCCAAGTATACCAATTATCATATGGCAAAAGACCAGCCTGTGGGTTGGCCCTATCTGTTGTTATTCTTTTGAGTGCGTTGTATGCCAAATTGTTAAAAACAATTTGAAATATGTTATTATTGATAACAATTCCAAGAAGCACCTTAAATTGGCTTGGTGTCCCCCACTTTACGGGCGACTCTTCTCCAGCGGGTGGGGAATTTTGAACCCCAAGGACAGAAGAAACAATTCTATTAGAGACGGCATTGACTGTTAAAACTACATATATCGTTTGAGAAAAGGAAAACAATTCATCCCAATTTCCAGCAACAACATTATTAATTGTACCCGCATTTACTGTGATCGCGTTCGGCGCGGTAAAGGAAATTTTGAATGGATGGTTTTGTTCTGCTGCTGTTCCAGTTGATTCTTCGGCAACTTCTGGCTTTCTGTTAAGCCGTGCAACATATGGTGTGCTGGGCCAAAGATTGACTGGAGAAAGTGGGGTTGATATAACATCGGTCACAGCCTGCCTAAATGCTGATTGTTGCGATGAGTATTGTGCGGCTTCTGCTTTTATTGTTTCACCAGCAAGCCAGTTTGACACTCTTCCAGTTTGCTCAAATCTTTTTAATTCTCTTTCAAGCTTTCTTCCAAGAGATCCACCCTGATTGGCAATTTCTCTAAGATTTGAATTGCCATATTGAAGCGCGTTTGTGGCAGTTTCTCTTTGTTGTTTTTTTTCTATATTGCGTAACGCTTCGGCTTCTGCCCTCTCCTTAATAGGTGTATTGCGTTCTTTTTCAGATTGTATGCGACCTTCTTCAACAATTCTCTTCCTTTCTCTAGCCGCATCTTCGTTTGTCATGTGAGTCAAGAAAGTATAGAGGCGTCAAAACTAGTAGCGCGGACTAAAAACCATCCAAATTTATATGGCTCGGCAGAGGAACTAATAAGATATTTTCCACTTCTTGGTATATTATTTGGACTTGTTCTTGGTATGCTAAAATTTACATTTACCTCTAATTCGTGTTCAAGCGGAATTTCTATATTTACTTCTGGATGAACAATGGTTGATCCGCCATCTGTTGTTGTGGTTATGGTCTCATAATTCAGTCTTATTGTTTCTGAATCGGCTTCAAGAGTTTCTGATGCGTTAACACTTATTCCCTCTGTCAAGCATGGAGGAATGTTTATTGATATTGGATTCAAAGACACGAGAGATTCTTCGGTGTTTCCTTTTGTCGGAAGATATCCATATCCAATTGGTGTATTATTTACCTGTAATGCTCTTGAAATATATGCTCGTATTTCTTTTTTTTCTGTTTTACCAAAAACTGTGGTTATAAAACTTTTGGGTTTAAACACGGGCCAATTTGCTGATGCGCCGACCTTGCTTCTTATTGCAGATGATGTCAGGCTTTCCTTTTTTAGGAAAAATAAATGAAGTGTTGCTGGAAGATTTTTTCCCCAAATATCTTCAAATTCAACTTCTATTTTAGGAACAATAGAAAGCGTCGAAGAAACAGATCCATCATCTTGTTGTGTTAGTGATTTAAATCCACCACTACCACCAGTTGTATCAAGCTCGCTTACCAAGCTTGATTTTTGTGTTTCAAAAAGAACGCTAACATCTTTAAGAACTCTTGGCAGATCCAAGTCTATAGATGTTGGCATTGTTACGCTAAATGCCGAAAGCGTTGCGTTAAGCTGTGACGAATCATACTCTCTAACAAGATGATGAATATCTCCAAGTCCCTCTCCTTCTACGGTAGATGAATTTGGGATAGATGTGGAAATATATTCTCTAAACGGGATATTAATTCCCCAGTTTTCTTCCAGTCTTTGGCTTTGGACTTCGTTAAAAATATCTTCTCTTTCAACAACCGATTTTTGAACAGTAAAATTTGTCGTTCTTTGTTCCGTTTTTGAATATTCTGTTTCTGATAAAACTGGCTGTTGCGCTTCTTCTTGTTCTACGATCTCCTCTGTTCTGTTTATTGGGGCATTTACGCGAAATTTTTCTGGTATTGTATCTGGCTTTGTTACTGTAAGGGTTTTCGCGTCAAAAACGTCTGGAACCCTGACTTCTGTCTTGATAGTTCTTCCGTCACCAAGCGCCTCAATAGATCCATCGATGAGCAGGGCGTCTGGCTGAATTGATTGGGTTTCGGCGGAAAGCCTAAGAGTGCGAATTGCTACTTGGCCTTGTGGCGTAATAACAGTTTCAGCAAGATCTGTAGATGCGCTAACATCTCTTGTGTTGGTGGAAACACGTTTAACAAATTGTGTAACCTGTTGTTCTGATTTGGAAAACTCTCCAGTGCCCAAGGCAATGTTAAGGTTGATGGCCCCAGCAATTGTTTCTTCAGTGGTTGTGTCCTCCTGTGCTGCGCGGAATTTTTCTGGAGTAAGATCAACCTTTGTTTTTTGAATGGATTTACCATTAAACACTTCTGGCGTATCAACAACACGCTCAACTAAAGATTCGGCGTCATCGCGGGAAACCTCAACAGTCCTAGTTGCCGTAGGATTTGGAGGAACATAATTTAAAGCGGCCTTGCGTTGGGTGGTAACGGTGACTAGTTGGCCCTCGTTGTTGGTAGCTTTACCAACTAGTTGCGGGCCGTCCACTTTGTAGGTCTGAACAATCTTAACTGAAAGAAATTCGTTGTACGGCTCGTAGGAAGTCTGGGTGATGACTCCGTTGACGTTCTCCAGTGCCCCTTCCTCTTCGCCCGTAGGAACGAAGAGTTGGCGGCGTTCTTGAACGGCTCCGCGAGAAGCATCATAAAAATCTCGATCTTTAATTGGGAAGAGGGAATTGCCGTCTTCATCCGTTTTAATCGACCAAGTTTCTTCAATCTCATTTGAAACAATGGCAGAACCATCGCGTCCCTCGTATGAAATTTTCTTTTCTGTGGTCAGGTCGGCTTGTTGGCCCTCATTCTTAACTGCTCGCCGCCTTCCCTGAATTGGGCCCAGATCATCATCATAGCGTGTAAACGGAACCCAAGGGGCAGGCAAGATTTCATAGATATGGGTAACAATCTGATCTCCACTTGCTGGCTGCGCCCCAGTGAATACATGGTTGGGATAACGCTTGGAATCTGGATGCGGGCTAAGATCTTCAGGAACTCTATAGCCAGCGGTTCTTGGGTCACGCTTAATCCCAATTACAGGGTAGTCACGATCATTTGCCGCATAAGAAACAACATATGATCTATCGATAGGAGGATAATCGGCCATGGAATCCCGAAAACTTACTCTAAAAAAGGATGGGCGGCAAGATGATTTTCCGCTTGCAATGGTTAATGATCATGCTAGATTCCAGATTGGAAGGCATTCGTCTTCCTGTTTTCATGTGTGTGGGGCGGGGTCGAGCTAAAAACTCGGCCCCGCTTTTTTTGAACGCTTGACAAGATTGGTTGTCGGATATAACGAACACATCTACCTATATGGCATATCAATCCAACCAACCCAAAGCACCAGTCCTATCACATTTCACCTTGGCTAAAAACGGGCCGAAGCTCGTAGTCATTAAATCAGCCCCAAAGTGGGTCAAAAATAATTCATTGTGCGTTATCGAATTGATTGTTGATGGCGTGGCCCATGTGTATTTCACTGAAAACAAAGACATTGCGTCGAAGTTCCAGCAATATGTGGGTAAGTCCGTAGTGCTGATTGCCTCTGGCAACTCCAAGCAGAAGACCGATTCCATGGAGATTCAGCCCGCTGGGGTTCCTGCTTCCAGTCTGCCCGCAGTCCAAAGCGCCCCGCAACAAGCCCAGAAGCCCGTAGAACAGGTTATTACGGCCCCAGTCCACAGGGACAAAGAAGCTAAGCAATTCCTTTGTCAGGCGGCAAACCTGATGCGTCTGTGCGTCAAGAAGGCCAACGACATTGCGGTAGAACTAAACCTTCCCGAACAGCACCGTCAGGGAATTGCGACCACCCTTTTCATTCAGGCAGATCGCCAAGGCCATATTTCAGCCATGCCAATTACAGCTTACACCCCCGAACAATTGGGCTTCGGGTCAAGCAAGGCCGAATCCCTGAATAGTCCACAAGCGAATGACTAACTATGGAGGATGCGGGGATTCCAGACGAAACCACGGCATCGAAATTCTGTCGCATGATAAGGGATCATTCCTCGTTCAAAGTCGGACGAATCGCGAAGACTACTACATGGTGGAATTCGC